ACAATAAGATACAAAATTAGTATGACAGAAGCTTAATTAAGTCTTAGAAATAAGGCTTTTTATTTTAATAAAAAATAAGGAGGATTTAATCATGGTAGAAGCAAATTTTCAAATTTTAGCAGATGGTAGCGCAGTTAGTTCCGTTTCACCTTTCCCAACAAAACTATCAAAAGGCAGTTCAAAAGTATTATTTGGGGGTGCTGTATCAGCTTCGGTTTTAGAAGCTACTGCAACTGCAATTGATATGACTGGATATTCGGGTGGAAGTTTAGAAGTAGTAGTTAATAGTGGAACAGGTACGTTTTCAATAGCTCTATTAACTAAAGAAACTAACACAGGTGTTTTTGTTCAAATGGACAAAATGAAAACCGATGGTTCTGGAATGGAAGATTTTCCGGCAATAGTTACAACAGCAAGTACATCAAAAAGTTATTCAATATCTGGAATAAGATCAAATTATATAAAGTTTGTACCAACGCTTACAGGTACAGCTAATGTGACAATTACATTTACACCATCTAACTAGAAAAAATATTTTTGTGAGAGGGGGTGAAGAAGTGGAACTAGGTTACTACGGTGACAAGATATCAGACAATATGGAAATAACGCCAGAAGGTTATCTTATCTGCAAGAATGTGCCGATAGGTCGTACTGGGTGGATGGAATATTTAGGGCAAGAACTACCATCAGCATTCGATGAATTATGTGGTAGTTTATGTAAGGTTTATAGAAGTCCTACAGAGTTATTCAGCAAAGCTACAATGTCAAGTTTTGAGGGTAAATCGGTCACTAATACTCACCCAACAATGAACCTTGATATTACAACAACACCAATGATTGAACGTGGCCATATGCAAAATATAAGGCGCGATGGTGATTTTTTGGTTGCAGATTTGTTTATAAAAGATGCAGGTCTTGTATCTGAAATACAAAACAATCTAAAACGTGAAGTTTCATGCGGTTATGATTGCAGTTGGCACAAGATTAGTGATGGCAAATACGAGCAAAAAGGAATAATAGGTAACCATGTAGCAGTTGTACCAAATGGTAGAGCTGGTAGCAAGGTAGCAATACATGATTCTAAACCACAAATAGAACAAATAACAGGAGGTAAGAAAAGTATGGGCAACATATCAAAACAAATTCTAACAGCAATGGGATTCAAGGCTTATGCACAAGATGCAGAACCAGAAGACATCGCAAAGGCAATGGATGCCATGAATGAAGAGGATAAGAAAGAAGAAAAGGAAAAAGAACCGGTAAAAGATGCAGAACCAGACAATCAAGCTCAAGAAAATGCTGAATTTAAAAAGTTAGCAGATGAAATTAAGTCTCTTAAAGAAGAAATATCTAAATTAAAAGAAGGCGAAAAGGGAGAAAAGAAAGCTACCGATAATGCTGAAAAAGTTATGGATTCTATAGAAGAAGAGCTTGAAGACAAGAAAGAAGCTAAAGATGAAGAACCGGAAAAGGAAGCGGAAAAGCCAAAAGAAGAAGGCAAAGCAGCAGATGCAGCTTTAAAGAAATTTGTACAAGATATGAAACCTATCATAATGGCTATTCCAGATGAAAAAACAAGAATTGAAACAGCTAAGAAGTTTGCATCTACTGTACACGATGCAAGATTATGCAGTACTAATGGATATGGAAACATATTAAGTGTAGTTTCAGACAATAAAAAATCTGCAATGGATTCAGCAGCATATCAAAAAATGACCATGACAGAAGCATCTGAAAAAAGCTGTAATGCATGGGCAGTAGCAGGGGAAAAAATGAAAAACAACAAATAGAAGGAGGAATTTTTTATGCCAGGAACAGTAATACAACAATCATTAAATTTAGGATATGCGGGTAAAGTGTCTCGTATGCCAGGAAACAAAATCAATTCACGTACAGTTAAATCAATTCCAAATGGTAGTGGAGTGGAAACACAACCTGTTATACCTTTTGGCGCTTGTGTTGTAACTAATGCAGATAATACTTATTCATTATTTGGGGCAACAGGAACAGATGTAAGCACACCAACAGTAGCTAACTTTGGAGGAATTGCAGTATCAGAAGTTAAGCAATCTATGACTTATGGATTTGGTGCAAATGTTAGCGCTGGATCATTCGAACCTAATACACCATGTGATGTACTACAACAAGGAACAGCAACAGTATATTGCAAAGAAGGTACAGTAACAGCTAATGGACTTGTATATATAGTTACAGTAGCAGGAACAGCAGCACCTTTGGGATCTTTAGTTGCTACAGCTACACCAGCAGGAGGAACAGCAGTACAACTTACTAATGCAAGATGGGTATCCGGCAAACAAGATACTTCTGGAATTGCAGAAATAGTATTACTTACACAATTAAATGCATAATAGGGAGGAATGAAAAGATATGAATGAAGCAATGAAACAAACAATGGACTCAATCATGGGATCTGGACAACGCGGAGTTGTAATGACACAAGCACCAGGTGCACTATATGGACCAGGTATGGATAGTGGAGCAAGTAGCGGATTAGTATTTTTGGTAGGAGAATTAGAGAAACAAGATCCAAGACTATTAGAACCTTTAACATCATTAACAGCGCCTAGAGATATAGATATGCTTTCTGGTGGAGGTTGGATCTCAACAACTTCAAACGTATTTGTTGATTATGCAACTACTGGAAGCGATGAAGATTCAATAATTGGTTCTGAAACAACCAATATTCCAGTATCACAAGCTAATATTTCTAAGGACGTATTCCAAGTACATACATTCTCTGAAATACTTAGAGCACCTTTATTTGATGAACTTAAACTACAACAAGTTGGGAAAAGTTTAAATCAAATACTTGATGATGGTGTTAGATTAAATCACAGTAAAATGTTAGATCGTAATGTATATGTAGGTATTAGCAAAACTGGTACTTATGGATTGATTAATAGTCCTAATATACTTGCTGCAAGTGCTGTAAATGGTGCTGCTGGTTCTCCGTTATGGAATAAAAAGACACCAGTTGAGATAATGAATGATATTAACCAATTGCTTACTACTACAGTTGCAAATTCCGGTTATGACTTAAGTGGTATGGCTAACAGAATTTTAGTAGATTGGGCAAATTATTCTTACATTGCTAATACACCAGTAACAATTGCAGGAACACAAAGTATATTAAATTACTTGTTAGAAAACAACATTGCAGCTAATCAAGGGATAAACTTAGAAATATTCCCTTGCAGATGGTGCACAGGCGCAGGAGTTGGTGGAACTCAAAGATTAGTTGCTTATAACAAGGCACCTAATAGAGTAAATATTGATCTTCCGGTTCCACTTTCACGTGTTATGACAGCACCAAATACAACCAGTGCATCATACGAAACTATATTCGCATCACAATTCAGTCAAGTTAAATTCCTTTACTATACTTGTGCTGGTTATTCGGATGGAATTTAGAAATAACTAAGTAAATATATAATAGACAAGCTAGGGGATTTGATTATCTTCTAGCTATTTTTAGGAGGAAAACCAAATGAAAGTATTAGCAGATAAAGTTTTAGGATTCCACAATGGAGAATTAGACAAACAAGGAAACTTAGAAATCCACAGAACAACAATAGGATTTTGTGAACTACCAGATTGGGTTGCAAAAGATAACTATTTTAAACTTGCAAAAGCAGATGGGTCAATAAAACCTTTCCAAAATTCAGCATCTAGTGAACAAGTATTGAAGGATCAAGAAAAGGCACAAGCCTTAAAAGATGAAATTAAATCATTAGAAGAAAAAAGAGATCTTCTAAATAGTGCTAGTGAAATAACAGGAGAGAAACAAAAAGCAGCCAAAGGTAAAGAGTAGGTGGTTAAATGTTTTATGATTCAGAGGCGTACGCACAACAATTAGCTATAACAGCATCGAATATAAGAACTGGAGAAAATCCACCTTATACACTAACTGATTTTTATTCGGTATATCCTCAATTTGGGCCAGCAACAGATTTAACTTATGTTGTACCACAATTAATGGCTCAAATGTATTTAGACTTAGCCAATGAGTGCATTAAAGAAACTAGATGGCACAGTTATTGGAAAGTTGGAATGTCTTTATTTATCGCACATTTTTGCACTTTATATGTAAGAGGTATAGCTGATCCTAATAGTGGTGCAGCTGGAATATTAAAAGCTGGTCAATTGGTAGGTTTAGAAACTTCCGTTAGTGTAGGGGATGTATCGGTTAGCACAGATTACAGCCTTATAGCAAACGGTCTAGAAGCATGGGCAAGTTGGATGTCTACTTCATTTGGGCAACAATTTGCTGGAATAGGTAAAATGATGGGTAAAGGCGGAATGGTTGTACGTTAGGAGGTATAAGAAGTGTTAAATGGATTTACGAACGTAACTATAACTAAAAATCTAACAAACGATATTATAAAATCTCTTGAAGACTTAGCTAAAAAAACAGTATGTATCGGTATTCCAGACAGCACAGAACATCCCGATAGCAAGATCACAAACGCTCAACTTTTATATATACATACAAATGGTATAAGAGACAAAAGTATGATAAAAGAAATGCAACATGATCCAGATAAGCCTTATAGTGAAGCATACAAATTATATGTTCATGAACATGGTTCTCCTTTGTGGCACTCTCCACCTAGACCAGTATTAGAACCAGCAATTGATAATAGTAAAGATCAAATTGCAGAACTTATGAAAGATGCAGTTAATGTAGCTATGGAAGGTGGTAATATATCTCCATCATTAAATGAGGTTGGATTACAAGGACAAAATATAGCTAGAGCATGGTTTACTAATCCCGACAATAAATGGTCACCGAATGCACCAAGCACTATAAAAGCTAAAGGCAGCGAAAAACCATTGATTGACGAAGGAAGTTTAAGACAATCAATCACTTATGTAATAAAGGATGGTGATGTATAGTGCTTGATGTATCAAGAGTTGTAATTGATCCAAGATTCTCACAAGCATTCACAGTATCACGTAAAACTGGTGCATGGAATGCCAATGGTGAGTTTGTAGAAGTTCCAAATGAAATAACAATAATAGGAACAATAGGCATAGCAAGTGCAAAACAAATAGAATTTATACCAGAAGGTGATAGAGTCGGTGGAGAAATAGCAATACACACTATAGATAAGTTGCTTGCTTCAAGGAACAATGACGATGGAACAGCAGCTACAGCAGATGAAATATTTTGGCATGATGAATATTACAAAATATATCAAGTTAAAGAATATAACGATTATGGCTACTACTTTGCGATAGCTCAGAGAAAGAGGACAGATTAATGGCAGATCAAGTATTGACATTAAAACAGATAGAAGATTTTTTTGTAAAAATTACGTGCGATATGCTTGGTTTGGATATGACTAAAACAATAAACTTTGGAAAAGTAAGAAAAGCATGGCCAACAGATGGCGCTCCATCTTGGAAGATATCGGAAGATATAGTTTTCTTAAGAATCACACCTATAGACGATAAAATGGCAAGACAATTAAACATAATATATGATCCTAATAAATCTGATATAACAATGGCAGATAAGAAAACAGGATATACAAGAGTACACAAAGTAGATTGGACTTTATATGGCCCCAATAGCTATGACAATGCAGATATCATTAGAATTTCAATTTTTGATAGTAATCTAATGATGGAAATGCAGAAAAAGAACCTTGCTTTAATTACAGATGTGTCTATGCCTGCTAGAATACCAGAATTATATAATAACCAATGGTGGGAAAGAACAGATTTTTCAGCAACATTTAATGAAGCAGTTATAAGAGAAAAACAAGTACCTTATATCTTAAGTACAGATATAAGAACAATTACAAATAGATAGGAGGAATGCACATGTCAACTTTATCGCTAAATGATATCGTAGA